CGCAGTAGCATCGGAACCGATACCACCATCAAGCACAACGTCCGACGCCATACCGGCACCGTAGTACTTCAGCGAGGCAAAGCCAGCGCCAGCCATGCTCGAACCGGAGTCCGAGATGCGTTGGATGGATTGCAGCGACTGAAGGTACAGACGGTAGTAGTTGTTGTCCGCAACGATGAGATCCGGCTTGTCAGTACCACGGATCAACTGGACGGCCACGGAATCCATATACTGCTGGATGTTCGAGGCAGACGTAGCTGAACCACCGTTTGTCACGCCCGAGTAAGAAACGGATTGCCAGAACGTGAAGGTCGCACGGTTGATACCGCCATAAGTACCGGAAGACGGCGCATCAGGAACAGCCGCAGCCAGGCCGGTAATGTTCTTACCGCTGTTGCCGGTGCCGTCCAGATAGATGTCGCTGCCAATCCGGTTGGCAAGCTGGGCTTCTGCAACGTTCATACGCCCATCAAGCAGGTCAATGATGGCTTCCTTGCCCGTGTTCTGGATCATTTCCAGACCGGAGATGGTCACCGCCGAAGCGTACTGCGTGATGGAGAACTGCGCCGCAGAGATGGGCGAGTTTTGGGACACGTTCAGCACTTCATAGCCGCTGTAGCTATTCGTGTTGTTCGTGGTCGAGTCGTTGTACATGATTTCTTGCAAAATCACGTTACCACCCGAGAACGTTTTTACGTTCCCCCGGTCTTTCAAACGCCGCAGAAGGGCGTTGTTGTTCGTGACGTTATCGGCCAGCTCACCAGTGCGGCTTTGGATATTAGTCGCAATGATGTCGCTGATCGAGCTGTTGGCAAAAGCCATAGTTAGCTCCTTATCAAGGGTTCATCAAAAGCGTTCGCTCACACTGTCGAATTGTTCGAGCAGCATGGAACGCCTGTCTTGCGCTTTGGTAGTCGGTTGAAATCCGGGTGTGGAGCTTCTTACGCTAACCGCCGCCGCTTTGGCCGATTTAGCCGCTGTATTATTGGCTTTCCTTCTGGCCGCGTCAGCTTCAGCTTGTCGGCTTTGCTGCACTTGCTCAGAAAGGTTCGGATCAAAGCGAATTGCCTTCTCGTATGCGTCTTGAAGATCCGTAGCCATACCAGCGTTTAAAAGCTGAATCATGGTCGGGCGTGCATCTTCAAAATAATCCGCTTGGGTGGCGAATTGTTCAATTTCAGACAGCAGAGTCTGATTCTGGACTTCTTCCTGCTGCCTTTTCCACCCTACGACTTCTCCACGAACGTTATTGAGTTCGTTTCTGAGTTCGTAGATCGCCGGGTCAATCGGATTGACTTGTTGGTCATATTCGACATCACCGAGATTGATACCATACTGGCTTGCAAGCTGTGCCAGATAGGCTCGTTTTTCGTTAGGTGCGCTGTTACGCAGCGTATAATCCGCCTGCATAAGCGCCTGGATAGCGGTAGGGGCGTCAATACCAAGCCCTTGAATGGTCGGCATATAAGGCTCCATTGCCTTATTTACCTGATCGGCAAACTGAGCCTTGGTCTTCATAGGCTCAATGCCGGAGCGCATTTCTTCTTCGCGCTGCCAAACGTATTCGCGGACCTTGGGATCTACGCTCTGCCAGGGTTCGTGGTAGTCGCGCTTCCAGCTAGAAGGCGGCTTTGACCAAATAGGTTCTTCTTCTTGTTCTTCGACAGGCGCGGACTGGATTGCCGGTTCGGAAGATTCGTTTCCAATCTCGTCAAACTGCTCAGAAAGCAGGTCGCGTCGATCAACCTTTTCCTCAGAGAATTCGGCTGACTCTTGGGTGTCCATAGTCATTCCTTAAATGCCATTTTTTAGCTGCTTCAGAACCTTGTTAGCTTGCTTGTCACTCATATCGCCAAGTTGCCTTGATATGAGTTCCCGGCGGTTGTTTGGTGTAGCGGTTACCTTCGTTTGCATCTTTTCATTGCCGACTTCAACACAGTTATGCCTTTTGAGCAATTCACGATGCTCGCTGCGGCTTGTGATGATGCCACCGTTGATCATGTTCTGATAAGGCTGAATGTCCCGCATAATCATTGGGGAGGCCAAATCTGACTTTTCAGGCGGGCTGTATTCCTCTCGCAGATAGACCATTTCCCCGTCTTCAAATTCTGCCAGAAGGCCCTGTTTATCGAATATGGCTTTGTATTTGCTCACATCATCACCAAAATATCTTCGTCATCCATTTCCAAGAAAGTTGCCCACAAGCGCTCAACTTCATCAATGTTGGCGAGCAACCTATCAAAATCAATTTGCGGACTAGATAACTTTTCCGTTTCCGCTTTTACAAACGGCCTAACAATCTCTTCGGCAACATCAGGCTTACCCTCAACAACCCGCTCATAGGCCGCAATGATGTCCTTACGGCGTTGGTCATAACGGCGCTTTTCTTCGTCAAACTGTTTTTTTAAATATTTGCCGTCATGGGTGTCATCACTGACCGTAAAGAGGGGACCGTCCCAAACGGCAATATCCCAAATGCCAGTATCCCAGCCGCCGAGTGCCATTGCTTACGTCTGAATTTCTACGCCGGCTGCACGGCCATCCGGCCCACGAATAATACGCTTGGGCGCTGATAGGGCTTGAATCGTCTCTTGCAGCTTCTGCATAGATTCACCGTGCATGTTCGCCATGTTGTTATGCGCTTCAGCCATCTGGCCCATAGCGTTACGAACGTTATCGCCAAGCTCGTTGGTCAACGTATCAGCCGCAGCCTGTTGCACTTCCAGAAGCGGAATATCTGCGCCAGGGTTAGACGAGATACGCGCCACCATAATCTTGGTCGCCGCGTCTAGGTCTGCCTTCCAGCGATCAAATTGCTCCTTGGTAGCCAATTCCTGCATCTTGAGCTGGGCTTCGTGCTGCTGGCGCGACTGCTCTAGTTGCGCCGTCATTTGAGCCTTCATCTGCTCAATCTGCATATCAGCTTGGCCCTTGGCCTGCTCCATCTGCATTTTGGCTTGAAGTTCCATTTGAGCTGCCTGCTGCTCCATTTGCATCTTGGCGGCTTCTGGATCGGGTTGCGGGTTAGCCTTGGCCTGCGCTTGGTTCTGAACAAGCTGTTGCATCGCAACGTCAATAGTACCTTCAATCTGGCGACCAGCCTTGAAGCCAGCCACGCCAAACTTCAGCACCTGCATAATCAGCGGCGTCAACTCAGGAACCTGTTGACCAGCCGTTACAGCCTCACGCAGGAAGTTGGAGAACGCACCAATGAACTCCATGCGTTCTTGCTTGTTCTGCTGTTCGTCCAGCTTCACCAAGCTGTCAGAGGCAACCTCAATGCGGAACGCACGCAACGGTTCGCTTTTGAGCAGCTCCATAGCCTGCGGGATCAACTGCTGATCCTCTGGACTCATTTGCTGGGCTGCAGCATAAGCCAGGATCGTCTCTGGCTGGAATTTGCCACAGATAATCTGAGCCTTGAGACGCAGCAGTTCCGTAGCAAACATTGCTACGCCTTCCTGCATCGCACCAAGCCGTAGGCCCGCGTATTGGCCCTTGATTTGCTGGGCTGTAGCCGTCTCGGACGCAGCCGATTGGCCCCGAATAATGTCCGAAATGCCCGTAATTTCGTAGATTTGGCCCTTAACGTTAGATTGCGCCTGATAGCACTGGATCAACGTACTAGCGATGGTATCAAGAGGCAGAAGGTCAATTGAGCCTTTCAGACCGCCCTTTTCGCTGAATGCCATCCACTTATCGGTCGGGATTAGCGTGTTATTGTCGCCCTCGGTCAGCAAACGCTGCAAAGCGGGCTGGCTGGCGTCATAAATACCGCGAACCCGAAGCGCCTTGATCAAACCGTCAATACGGTCGGTCAGGATGTCCAGTTCGTTGGCTTGGTCCTGATACAGAATGAAATCAGGGATCGGAATCAGGTTGTCGGTGGTCGTCGTGGCGTAAAGTGGCTTGGCGCAGGGGAAGAACCCGTCCAAATCCAGCGGATCGTCTTTCTCATCCAGCAATTCAGGCGTGGATTCGTTAATCCAATAGACCCTGCCGGTTTCCTTGTCCCACAGCTCGCAAATCTTGGCTTTGTCGTTAGATTT